TCAGACGTGTGCTCTTCCGATCTGACCGGTTGAGCGCCCTGAGCAATGCCGCCTGATCCTTCCCTCGATAGCGTTGCCATTCCTCGCGCCACAGCCCGAAGAACTCGCGCACGCCATCGGTCTTTCGAAAGAAGATCACCCCACCCTGCAACTGCACCGGGTGATAGCCGATCTCCTGAAACGTGGTATGCCGCTCCGGCACCGGCACGTGATACAGGCAATCAGTACCCTGCCTGTCAGACGGCGCGATGACCATCTCCCATCCGTCGGCTAGAATCTCGAATCCGGCTGAGATGTCATCATATGGCATCGTGTCCGCGTCCAGATACGCCGTCAACACAAATGGCGACAGCGCCTCGATGTTCAGCTTCTGCCATCGCGCCCCCGGATCGTCCTCCGGGTTATCCGGCTGATAGATGTCCTGAACCCCCGCCGCATTGAACGGCTCGTCACTGATGACCGCCACCGGCAGCTCTGGAAGATGACGGCGTAGCTGCCCCAGCGACCGTTGCAACGCAGCTCGCGCCTCAGCACCATAGGCCACGTACATCACACCGCGTTCAGATAGCGCCATCGCCACCTCGCCAGTCAACCGGTAATGCCAGGATGAGCGGCTTGATCTGGTACACCGCTCTCAGGAACGCCAGTCGCGGATCGCCATCGGGAATCTCTTCATCCTCCCAGCAACGCATCAACTGTTCGGTTGCATCACTGTGCCGGAGGAACATCAGGCCAGTCTCGTACACCGGCACACGTAGATCGCGGACGACGGCCTGCGTCTTCTCGCGATCCTCGTCAGTGCCAATATTGCTCGCCAGAGTCGTGTAGCTGAACATCGGCACCGCGATCTCCCACGTCTCCAGCAGCTTGAATCCCTCGGCGATTCGCTCATATGGCAACGGCACACGTCCATTCCAGACGAGCGTCGCCGGGTGCTTACGGATGCCCGGTGCGGGTCGCATCATGCTGATCTGCACCGGTAAGTCTTGTTCTGGGAGTTCACGATTGGCGACATGGTCCGGTAATTTGACCCGATCCTGCCCGGCAAGCTGTCGGGCATATTGCTTCCCGATATTCACCTTATCGCCCGCCTGGTACGTGCGGATGTAGCCATTTATTTCAATCCGCGTTTTCCGCAGAACTTCGACGAGTACCATGTGTCACCCCTTAGTCGGCAACGATCTCGTCAATAAGCGTCGTCGCCACCGGGATATAACGCGGATACGTCGCGATGATCGTGGCACCCAGCAGGCAATTGCCGGATGGGGTCACTTCCAGGCGGATATAGCGATAGTTGTCGGCTGGTGCGCCGTCCGGGTTCACCATCTCCGCCGCCCTGACCTCGATCAGCACGAACGAGTTGTCGTCTCCACCCGCCTCGGTCAGCGCAGCGATGGACTTCAGGGTATGTAGACCGCTGCCACTATCATCAGTCGCGATCTCCACGTCAGCGTTGACAGATGTGCCGATGTCGCCCACGTTCAGCAGGATGACAATCCGCTCGTACTGGGACATATCCACCCATGCAGATTCCTGCTCGCTGCTATAACTGGCCGGATAGATGAGTGCTGCGATGTTATTGCATTCACGCCATGCGTCTACCATGAGGTTTCCTCTCATCAGATGGTTTGTTCAAAAGCAGACCCCCGTCACCGAAGGTCTGCTCACTACGCTGCATTACGACATGTCACGCGCTAGGATGTGGCATCACCCAGCACCACAAACGGCGACATCTGATAGTTATCCTGATCTGTCAGCGAAATCGGCGCGATCAACCATGGCTGACCATCAACACGGTGCGTGAAACGCAGCGCGGTCTGGACAGTACGGAAGTGTGCCTCTGTGCTGATACGGGATGAGATTGCTTCTCTGTCCCCCAGCAAGTAGTAGGTGAAGTCACACAGCATCACATCACCTTTGCTGCCGAGTCCCGGTAGCTTGTCGACAAACACCACGGGATGACCAAGCAACTGCGGCGGTGCGCCGGTAATGGCGTTACCCCACAGATAGACTTCGTTGCCAGTCGGCCCCTTCAGGGTTTGCAGTGTTTTCTTCGAACTCTGCGAGATGATCCACACCGGGTTCATTCCCATGAAGTGCGCTTCCATCTCGGCAAGGTCTTCATAGGTGAACGTCCCAGCAGTGTCACGCGGAACGACGTGGGCAGCTGGAGCATCAAGGATACCCTGTGGCTGACCAACACCATTACCACGCAGGAACGCGTAATCTTCCTTCCAGGCGATCGCGCCGGGGAAGCCCAGCGGACCCTGCAAAAAATCGGTCAGCGAACGATCAGCATCTTCAATCAGATCATCGTCCAGAATGACATAGCCGACCAACTGATGAGCTGTCAACATAGCCTTGCGGAACGACGGCCGAGAATCTGCTGCGCTCTCGCCGGAGTCACGCCAGTACACGTCGATACCACCGAAGAACGCTGGCACACCAGTGGTTGTCCCGGTCTGGTCGACCACAGGAATACCAATCTGGCGTCGCTGCATACGGACAACAGTCGCACGCGGACGCACAACTGACAGCGGAGCAGCCACCGACATCAACTGGCTGTAGGTTTGCTCAGGTACGAGAAACCCACCGGCAGCACCCGTTAACTCCGTCATCGCCTTCTGACTGGATCGGCCTGCACCGTCCAGCGCCTTTTCTTCAGTACTGTCCTTGAACGGACGCAGTCGCTCATCAACGCCGCGACCAGCGTGTTCTTTTACCAGTGCCACAACATACTCGGAGAAGTCGGCAAACTCTTTGCGCTGTCTGGCAGTCTTGGCCTGTGACCCCTGCCCGGCCAGCTCAACAGCCTCCTCGTTGATGACGCCATACTCGACAGCCATCTCTTCGAGTGTCTTCAGCTTCATGGCATCTGTCTTGAGCTGCTCTGCTTCTTGCATCAGAGCGTCAATTGAAGCCTTTTCATCAGGCGTAGCGTCCGGGTTGTTCAGGATTTCGATGCCCTGTTTAGCCTTTGCCGCTGCCGCCTCCAGTTTTTGTTTATAGGTCATACTTCACCTCCGGAGAATCACACTCCGAAACACGGTTTCCGGTAATTACTCTTCTGAGAGTTCAGCGATTTCCGCCTGCAATTCCTCCAACCTGCGGGTGAGTGCCTTGCCATCACTGGCAGGCGGCTCGGCCCCGGAGTCTGCATCCGGTTCGTCGGCGCTCTCATCTGGTACGGCAGGTGGCTCATCGGCAACCACATCGGATTCACCTTCACCGGCCTGCGTCTTCGTGTTATCACCCCCGTCCTGACTCCACAGGAACCAGCCAATGTCCATCTGGACAACCGGTCTCCCCGCGATGTCTTCCGGGATGCGTTCACGCAATGTGTTGAGGATGTCGGTCGCCATCATATTCAGTTCGGCGTATTCATCGACATCAAAGTAGCCCTTGCGGTAGTAGTAGACGAGTTGATCAACAAGGGTGCCGTGTGTATTGGCGATCACCACATCGCCAATCCGCTGCATCGGTTCATCACCGACCCATTCCTTCTGGTCGGCATCGTCCACGCTCTTCGCCGCGACGGTCGCCGTCGCCGGGTTCATCCCCCAGATCACCGGGCTGTATTCCCACAGCCGCAGCTCACGCAGGTTCCGCACCGGCTTCTTTCGCCCATCGCCGATACCAACCCGGCTGTAATCCGAGCTGATGATGTCATAGGCGAAGCTATACTCGGTGATGGCCCCGGCCTTGATCCGCAGGAAAACCCCCTTGCCCTCCTCGGTGTCGAGCAGGTACTGGGTCTTCGTGTACAGACCGCCAGTCGCCTCCGGGTAACGCTGGAGGATGATGTCGGGTAGTTCGTCTCGCCCGACCTCGCGAATCTCAAGCGGTGTCCCCAGAACATCCTTCACGCTGAACGTGCGATGCTGGTCCACACACTTGATACGGTGCATCCGCTCGGCGATGGTCTTGCTAAACGCGCCGGGATGCACGATCTCGTCCCCGTCATCGATGTTGCCGAAAACTGAGACGATGGCCTCGACGATGCCCTCATCGACATCGACATCGACAATCGCGACAGGGAACGCTTTAGTAAGCTGTTTCCTGTCGTTATGTCGAGGCACTGTACGCGACTCCTGCTGGCACGATACCAACCAGCAGCTCGGTTGTGCTCTTGCCCATCCCGACCACGGTGGTATACAGACCTTCAGCCAGGTCCGTGACCTTCATCAGGTCGCCCGGCGAGTCGTCGGATAGCACATAGACCATGCCCGGCTCGATTCCGGTCAGCCCCTTGACGACGCCTTCATAGACCACCTCGATTGGCTGGTCCGTCTTGCCCGTATTGATGGCCAGACCGGCGACGTTCGCGGCAGCAGCGCTGGAACCTTCTGCCAGCTTATACCGCTGCTCACTGCTGTCCTGGTACAGGACCTGCCCGGCGGTGATGTTCGCACCAGCCAGACCGCCCTTGCGAATCTTCGCGCCGGTCGTCTTGACGATGGTGTCGGCGATTGTGAAATTGCTTGCACCCATTGATTGCATCTCCTCGAATCTAAAAACGCCATAGCATCAACGATTGAAAGTCGACGCTCATGGCGTTCTGGTGATGGCGCTCCGGGCGCTCTGTAAATTGTTTTCTATGAAGTTTTGTTGCGAGAGGGTCCGGGCTTCGACATTGGCTCCGTTGCACCCGACATCACGATAAACACTTTGCAATTCGGGCACTTGATCTCCAGTTCCGGAGATCGCTGACCCTCTCGTACCTTAAACAATAAACGCCCACAGTTCGGACAACGAACCTCTTTCGCAAATGTCGCACTCATGGCTCAATGGCCTCCTATAACGTACCTTACTGGTATCTATTCTTCGTCTTCACCGGTGAACAGCAGCATCGTACATCGGCAGTCCACCATCTCAGATGCAGGCGCTCCCATTCCGCCATCAACCGGGTGCATCATCTGATATCCACCCACATCGAACGGGTCGTTCAACGCCCGTCGCTGACCATGCGCCGCCGAATGAGTCTCCCGCGTTCGATCATCCAGCGTGGCGATCCACTCCTTCTCGCTCACATCCCAATCCTGTGCCAGCTCATACGTACCGGCATTCGTCGCTCTCATCGTCTCCGTCCGTGCGATCATCTCAGCACGCCACGGGGGCAGCCTGTCCAGCGCGAATTGCAAATCCTCGAAGTCCACCGTCCCATATGCCCACTGCTCGAACAGCAGCTCAAGCGCCTTCTGCATATCCTGATGGCTCCACCCCTCCTCCAGCGCCACCGAGATGATGTCCCGAATCGTGTCCCCGGTCGTCTTCTGAATCGGGTCCGCGAACACCAGCGTGTACTGCTCGAACCATGCCTCGCCGCGCAGGTTGCGGATCGTCCAATCAATGCCCAGTTCGATCGACCAGTATTCGCCGCTGTCATTGACCGTTCCCTCGATCAACGGGATGAACGTCTGCCGCCAGTCCTCACCCGCCTCTTCCAGGTACTCCTCGATCTCCTTCTCGACTTCCTTCCAGTCCACACCCCCCTGCTTTCTGGACCGGGCCAGCCGCTTGGCGTCGTCAACGATTGCCAGCATCATCTTGAGCTGCTTGTCGAACACATCCTGTGCGCCTTCCAGATAATCAGGCTCCCAATCTTCGGCGATATCGCGCATGGCCTTCGACCGTCGCGCCGCCTTCTCCGACAGGTTCGGCGACGGCGAGTCGAGGATCACCCCCGGCCCGCCCCCTGCTTTTCCCTCATCTTCCTCCGCCGCTGGAGTCTCCTCATCCTGCTCGGACTCCTGCGGGGGTTCCTGACCCCCGTCATCAGGTCGGCGCATGGTCGGCGACTGTCGCGGCTGATCGATGCCTGGAAACTCGCTTACCCGTAGTCCAACCGTCTGGAACGCGATACCCGGTGGCACACCCATCGCCCACAGTTTATGGGCGGAGTCCACCTGCGCCTTTGTGTCCTCACGCAGCGCCGGGATGTCCGACATATCGAACTTGATGAATACGCCCTCGCTGCCCAGCTCATGGTTGAACTCAACCTCGAACATCCGCATCTCCGGGATCGCCGTGTCCTCCCAGAACGCCCGTCTCGCGATCTCATAGTTGGCATATGTGGACCGTCTCAGCCCGAAGACCGTCCCGATCAGGATGGGCGGCACACCCAGCGGCCCCAGCATCCGGCTCTCGTTGCGCTCATCAATGACGTCCATCCCCATGTCATCGAACGACTGCGTCAACCGCTCCACCTCGGCACCGGCATCCAGCACACCAATATCCGCCCAGTTCTCGTAACCACCATATTGCATCCGCCAGCGTTCCTTGACCCGCGCCACCTGATTTTCGTCTATCGCGTTCTTGAACTTCAGGATTAGCCCGGCCATCGTGCCACGTTCCATGAAATCCTTGTAGTAGGACGTCACGGCATTGTCGACATCACCGCTCTCCGCCGTCGGCCTGACCGGCGACATACCATAGCCCATCCCCTCCAGCGGATCATACGGGTTCGGCATCTTCACGTGCATCATGTCTTCCGGCAGAATGGGAACCCCCGTATCTTGACTGATGGCTCGCCCTTCCTCGTACCACACATATCCCATAATCGACCCACCAGACGGGATGATCCGCACCCGGTCTGGTCGCGGCCCCACCAGCTCACGTGGTCGGTCGCTCGTCGAGACACGGTCCATCACCGTATAGCTGTTGCCGAGGATGTTCAGGTAGACAATCTGCTGCGTGAAAAACTCCACCCACGACTGATGACTGTTCGGGCGATACATGAGTTGCGCCAGCGGGTGATTCATCGGTGCTGGCTCATAGTCCCCATCCGGCTCGCCGATGTACACCTTCAACGGGGCCTGCGTCATGGAGATCGGAAG